AAAGGAAAAGATGAAGGCTCACGCAGTGAAGTATTCACAGGGATATGCATCAGACTTGAAGAAGGGAACGAAGTGGACCTTCTGGAGCAAGGACTTTGACGGAATGGCATACAAGACAATGTTGAGACAAATCATAAGCAAGTGGGGAATAATGAGCATTGACCTACAGACAGCACTTGACAGCGACATGACAGTAATTAATGAGGATGGAACACATACAACACCTGTTGAGCAGTCAGAAGATGAAACTTATGAGGAAGTAGTGGAGCAGACAGCAGAACAGACAGTTGAGGAAACAGAGAGTGTTCCAGAAGGAAAGAAAAACAATGAGGAACCGGCTGAAAAAAAGGTTCAGACAGAATCAAAGCCATTCTTCAATTATTAAAAAACAGACAGTCATAAATCAAAATATATATCACAAAATTGTAAGACCTGTCACCTGAATGGTGGCAGGCAGAAAGGAGACGTGACAATGAACATTTCAGATTACATCCCTTTCGGAAAGGACAATGCGATTTCAAGAAAAAAGCTAGAGAAGGTGACAGGATTGTCAGACAGAGACATAAGGGAAGAAATTGCAATGGCCAGAAGAAACACGGTAATACTTAATCTATCCAATGGACAAGGGTATTTTCAACCAATAGAGGGCGAGGAAGATAAACTTGTCATTAAGTATTACAAACAGGAAAGCAGCAGATTAAAGAGAATAGGTTGGTCGTTGCTGGCAACAAGGAAAAGAGTAAGGGAGATACAGAATGGCAGTTAATGCAAGGCAGAAGGGGGCAAGGTTTGAAAGACAACTTGCCGGGCATCTAAGGGAATACGGATACAGAACCAGAAGAGGCCAGCAGTATTGTGGGGCAAATGGTGATGCAGACGTTGTGGGACTTCCGGGAATACATATAGAAGCAAAACATCAGGAAAAAATGCACTTGTATGACTGGATGGAGCAGGCAAGAAGAGATTCAAGGCAGGATGAACTTCCGGCAGTGTTTCACAAGAAAAACAATGCAGACATTCTGGTGACAATGACACTTGATGATTGGATGCAGATATATAGGGAATATGAAGCAGGAAACTACATTAAGATGGGAGAAATAAATGGGAAGACCTATAAAGGCAGGACTTAGTTATTTCCCAAAAGATGTTGATTATTATGAAGACTTTAAAATAATGGACCTGATGAATGAATATGGTCCATTAGGTCAAACCATTTACGACATAGTCATTTCGATGGTTTACCGAGAGGGTTACTTTCTTGAGTTTAAAAACTTTGAACAGCTCAAGAAGAACCTTCCGGTTAAAATCATCAAGACAATCGGTAACAGATGGGTTAACAAAAAAGACTTTGTGTTACAAGTTATTCTCTCTTGTGCGGACATAGGTCTGTTTGATCATGACCTCCTGATGCAAGGAGTTATAACCTCTGTTGGAATTCAGCGACGCTACGATACAGTGACTGTTAGGAACAAAGTCCAGAAAACAAGGTACAGGTTGATTGATGAAAAAGGTCAACCCTTATTAAATGAACCATTAAAACCGATAAATGTAACAGAAACAAGTGTAAATGTAACAGAAACCAACATAAATGATACGGAAATACAACAAAAGAAAATAAAAGAAAACAAAAGTAAAGAAAATATAAAGTATTTTTCCAACGAAAACCTTAATGACGTGTTTAGACAATTTCTGGAACTTAGGGAACAAAAGGGAAGACAGATTGTTGGCTATCAGATACAGACATTGATTGAGAGACTTGAACAGGTGGCAGACACGGACGAGGAGAAAATACAGGCAGTCAAGAATGCCATAGCAGGTGATTGGAGTAATTTTTATCCTGTAAAGAAACAAAACAAGAAGACATTTAATGACCAAAGGCAATATGACTATCAGGCATTGGAAAGACAACTGATTGAAAACAGAGACAAGAGGAGGAAACAACAAAATGAAAGTTAAGGACATAGAAATTCGCTTAGAGGAATTGGACAGAATGGAATCGCAGATTTTATTTTCAGTTTCAATCTTATCAGCAGATGATCACGTAAGATTGGCAAGAATTAAGGAAGAGAGAGCAGAGCTTAAGGCGAAGCTGGAGAAAATGAATGAGAAAAAAGACAAGTAAGGAATTTGGCTGCATTTTAACACACGAACAGGAAGAGTTCATAAATGACGGAAGACCAAGAGACAATGCACTAAAGATTTTTAGAGCAAAGGCTTATGGCAATGGAGGAAATAAGGATGGCAAGAATGTCAAAAGAGGAACAGGCAAGACGTGAGGGTATGGCATATGCTCTGAGGCTTGCAAGAGAAAAGGGATTGGATGCCTTGGAAGCAGACCTGAAAATGAGAAATGCCATTGACCTACCTTTAAGGGTATCAAAGGCAGACTTAGACAAATTCAGTGACAATGTTAAGTACAACACAGTACTGTATGTAAAAATCCTAATGGCTGTAACAATGCATGATGAATTTGGTTTTGGTAACAAAAGAATAAAGCAGATGTTTGAGAGATTCGACAACAAGGCTGAATGCATTGCAGAGGATTACAGCACATGGGAAGAGCAGATAAGCATAATTGCAGAAGAATGTGGAATAGACATGGACAGCGAAAGAAGAGACTTAAGAACAGTGATTAAATAAATTAATTTAAAGGCAAAGGAGTAAAAAACCAATGAAGAATACACTATCAGATTTGAACAACTATTTGTTTGAAGCAATTGAAAGAATAAATGATGATGAGCTGTCAATGGAAGAACTTGATAAGGAAATCAAGAGAAGTGAATCGGTCAACAAGATTGCCAAGACAATCATTGATAATGGAAACCTGGCATTGCAGGCGAAAAAGCACTTTGATGAATACGGAAGCGGTGAGGATGTTGAAATCCCATTGCTTGGAATAACAAACAAATGAATGGAGAGCTGTAAGTAATGTATGGAATGAAATACACGGATGAAATGAAGCAATTCATTCTGGATAATTACAAGGGAAGATATAACCAGGAGCTTGCAGACCTGTTTAATCAGAAGTTCAATACCAACATAACAAGTAGAACGATTAAATCATACAAGGCAAACAATAAATTAAATTCAGGATTAACCGGCAAGTTCAGAAAGGGGCAGACACCACACAACAAGGGCAAGAAAATGCCAAAGGAAGTCTATGAAAAAGTAAAACACACAATGTTTGCAAAGGGCAACGTTCCACCAAACCACAGACCTGTTGGAAGTGAAAGAATTTCAAAAGACGGATACATAGAGGTTAAGGTTGCGGAGCCTAACAAGTGGAGATTAAAGCAGAGAGTTGTGTATGAAGAAACTAAGGGAAAAATCCCCGAAGGCTGTCCAATAATATTCCTTGATGGAAATAAGAGAAATTTCGACATCGACAATTTAAGGTGCATAACCCGGTCGGAACTACTATATCTCAACTGCAACGGGTTGAACAATTCAAATGAGATTACGGAAACAGGCATTCTAATGGCTAGATTAGACAGAGCCAAGAACAAAAAGAAGCAGGAACTAAAGGACAAAAATGTTAAGAAATGTTAAGGAGTGAGAGGAATGTTAAATATAGAGAAATTTGAAGATGAATTGATTAATATGGGAGTAATCAACCCCAAAATAATGATAGGCTTTAGCAAAGATGGAAAATTGCTTAATTGTAGATTCGCTAAATGCAGTGATTGTAAAGAAATACTTATGGCACAACTCAATATTTCAAATGAAGAATATTGCAAAGAAAGCTGCAGAAAAAACATATTAAAATGGTTGCTTTCAGAATACAAAGAGCCAGAGATTGATTGGAGCAAGGTTAAGGTTGATACTCCGATATTAGTAAAAAGGTCTAAAGAAGCAGAATGGGAAAGAAGATATTTCGCTAAATTCGTAGATGGAAAAGTTTATGCGTGGATGGGTGGAGCTACATCTTGGACGGCGGATAGTGAATATAGAATGAATTTTTGGGAATATGCAAAACTAGCAGAAAGTGAGGACTAGATGGATTGGATAAGATTGATTAAGGCAATGCTAATAGGCATACTAGCGATTGGGAATATATGGATTTTAATTAACATATTTGACAGTGATGTATATGCATATATTTTTCTGGCAGAGTGCTTAATTGCAATTTTTATATTTATCGTTTGGATAGCATATCACGCTATAGGTTGAAAGGAGATGGAAAGATGAAGATTGAAACTAACAGAGGGTGTGTAAGCAAATTTGAGGAGTTGAAGATTGGAGATGTATTTATTTTTAATGACGAGGTTTTTATAAAAATTGAAGCAACTGGAATTAACGCAGTGTATTTAAAAAATGGTACTACATCATATTTTTTTGAAGATACGGAAGTAAAACTAATAGTTGATGTAACATTAGTGTTGAATTAAGGAGAAATAAGGAATGAAAGAGCAGAAAGCGATAACACAGGAAGAAGCAATCAAACGTTTAAAAGAAAGCAGATTTACTATTCAGCCATACAACTATATGAACCAAGCATTAGATATGGCAATCTCAGCCCTTGAAAAGCAGGAAAAAATTTCAAGAACAGTTATTGAAGGAGAATATTTTTGTCCAAGGTGCAAATGTTTAATGTTTCATTCGGGATACTGTGAAAATTGCGGACAAAATACATATTAGATTGGAGTGATTAATAAATGTTACACATATTAATTCCTGTATTTGTAGGAATAGGGATTGCAACCATATTTATTCATATAGTTGAAATTTTAATTTTTCTGTTTTCTAAAATAAAAAAGCGAATGAAATATGAACGCAAGATTAAATTTCTTTGCAAACATATTTATGAAATTAATTCAATTTGTGGAGACGGAGAAGTTGAAGTTACTTGTCTCAGATGTGGTAAGAAAAAGTTTATACGATTCAGTCTTAACTCCCTTACGGAGTTTCGGATGATAGGAGGAAAGAGATGAGATTAATTGACGCAGATGAACTAATAAAAGTGTTGCACGAATCATTAGATGGTGACGTTGAATTAATAAAAGACTATGAACTACTTGGAATTGATGATTTTATCAATGCACAGCTAACAGCCTATGACGTGGATAAGGTCATAGAAGAAATAGAAGAATGGACAGCAAGAATAAATGTAATTAATGATAAAAGCGGTAAAACAGGACAAGTTGATGTTATAGGCTCAAATAAAGCAATTAAGATTGTGGAAGGTGGTGGAGTAAGTGGAGATAATTAACACATTGGCAATAGTCCTGGTAATTGGAGCAGTGTTCGTCTTGTGGGCGATATGTAAGTTGCAGGATAAGTATTAGAAACAAAGGTACATTGACAATTGAATATTGGTAGTTGGAATGGTATAATTTTTGTGTTAAGATATCAAGGAGGATTATAAATGAATTATATAGAGAAACTGTTTAAACAACACCCATTCATTTATTATATTGGTGAGAAATATTATGCATTTGGTGCTTATACATGTTACGAATGCGATATGAGAAGCATAACTCTAAAAAGTAGATACGAAGAATATGAGCAAAGCATAAATGAGGAGCTTACTGATAGAGAGGCATGGAAAATTTTTCACAAATTAGTATTTAAAGCTGAGTGTATAAGAGATGAAAAAGGATACTGTGCTGAGCCACAAGAGGAAATAAAAAAATTTCAATTTAATGATATAGAAATGCAAGAATTAAAAGTACAGATAGATGATTATATAGCATATTGGAAAAAACATTCGCTTAGTTCTTTTGTATAATATATAGACCAACTACCAATATTCGGTGGTTGGTTTTTTTATGCAGAAAAATAGAGAAAGGATTGAGAGTTTGGGAAAAATGACAGCAAAGGAATACTTGAATCAGGTTAGAAATCTTGAATCTAAGATGAAAATTCTAAAAGAAGAGATAGATACCTTAAGGGAAATGGTGGTGAGTACTGGAGCAATCCAACAGGGCGAGAGGGTACTGTCTTCAGGAACACAGGATAAGATGGCAGAAACAATCTGCAAGATTAATGAAAAGGAATGTGAGTGGAATGATTTGATGCGTGAATTTGCTTTAGCCAGAGCAAACGTAATAATCAACATACAAAAGTTAAACAATCCTGAATACGAGCAGATTTTGTATAAGAGATACTGTCAGAGCAAGAAGTGGGAAGAGATAGCACTGGAAATGAATTATACATACCAGTGGGTATGCAAATTACACGGCAGAGCTCTATTAGAACTTGATAAAGTATTAAACAATTTATAGAAGTTTATATTAATCAGCGGTAAAATGGTAGAGTAAAAAGTTGAACAGAAGGGACTTCTGTTATCTGAATATATCTGAATAGTATCCTCCAATTATTGTATTGGTAAAACAAGGAAAAGGCAGTCATTAGGCTGTCTTTTTTCGTGGGGAAATAGGAAGTGAGTTAGTAGGATTATGGAAATAAATTATTTGAATTTGCAAAAGGCAGCATTCGAGGGAGTGGGAGCTTATGATATTCCATTGTTAAGTCCTGAAACATTCACTGATTGTGAATTAATAGGATTTAATCAGGCAAAAACCTGTAAAGAACGTGGAAATAAGGCGGTGCATTTCTTTTTATATGATTACCAGTTTGAAAGAATTTGGAACAGGCCTGATGCATACGTCGATATGCTAAAACAGTTTAAATGTATATTCAGCCCAGACTTTAGTGTGTATTGCGATTATCCAAGAGCATTGCAAATATATAACCATTATAGAAAGCATTGGATAGGTGCATATATGCAGATTAATGGAATCAGTGTAATACCGACAATCGGATGGAGTAATGAAGACAGTTTTGAGTGGTGTTTTGATGGAGAACCAAAAGGTTCAGCGGTTGCAGTTTCAAGTGTTGGAACACAGAAAAATAAGCAGGCAAAGGAATTGTTTATGAATGGGTACAAAGAAATGTTGGAGAGATTAGAACCAACACAAATATTATTTTATGGAAAAGTACCAAGTGAAATAAAAGACGATAGAGTTATTAATATGAGTGCTTTTCAGGAAAGGTTTAGAAAAAAGTAATGGGCGGACGTGGAGCAAGTAGCGGACTAACAAAGAAATCTTCAAAAAGTAATATAGACATGATGAGTGAGTTCAGAAATGCTGGAACAATTGTAGTTGATAAAGAAGTCAAGAACTTAAATAGTGTACTTGTTGACAAAACATTAAAAGGGGTTCGTGACACTTTGAATGAATTTGGATTACCTTTGTCAGTAGTGACAGGTATAGGATTATCATTGTCTAATGACGCTGAGGCAAGTGCTAATGGTATGGGACAGTTGGGGTTTTCATCAAAGTATTACAGTTCGTCAAATAATGAATTCACACCTAGTGATTATACTGCTGATTATACAGCATATGGAACAGGAACTCATGAGGCAGGTCATTTAATATCAAACTATCTTATGAGAAAAAGTAACAGCTCACTTACTAAATTTCAGCAGGCAAAGCTAAGAACATCTGGAAAGTGGGATAGAAATATTTTAAAGCAAGCGAAAAAGATAAATGGTGGTAAATTATCGGCAATATCAAAGTATGGTAGTAATACTAAAGGTAAAGCAGCAGGAGAAGTTGTGGCTGAGGCTGTTTCTGAATATATGAAAAAGGGAAAATCTGCTAGTTCAACTAGTAAGGCTATAGTTCAAGCATTGAAATCATATGTATAGTAAGAGGTTTTATGATGGGAGGAAGAGGAGCAAGTAGCGGAATAAGTAAAGCAGGAAAAGTATATGGAACAGAATACAATACAATATATCAAGTAGAAAATATAAAATTTATTGTCCAGAATGCGAAAACATCTATTAAAACACCTATGGAAACAATGATAAAAGATAGAATATATGTGACACTAGGAAATGATAATGTTCCTAAATCGATTACATTTTATGATGAAGATGGTAAAAGGAATAAACAAATAGATTTAACACATTTTCATAAGATAAATGATAATCTAGTAATGCCACATACGCATAGAGGATATTGGCATGCAGAAAATGGAACAGCAAAATTATCAACAAAGGAAGAAATGTTAATTGACAAAATATTAAAAAAATGGGAAGATTATAGACGAGGGAAGTAGTTTATGAGTGAGAACAATGGGTGCAATCAAACAATGCACTAGTGCAACAAGACCAGCCAATAGGTTGTGAGTACACAGGTGAGATTGTGACAGAGGAGGCGGTTGAAATCCGTTCGCCCTTATTAATAGAGCTTTTGCAATTAGGCAAGGCTCTATTTTTTATGCACAAAAGTAAGAGAGGTGGTGTTGTGAATAATGAATTAAAAACATATGAGCAGGCAGAAACAGACTATATGAATGGTTTCAAATATAAAGAAATAGCCGAGAAATATAATGTATCAATTAGCACAGTAAAATCTTGGAAGACAAGGTATAACTGGAATCGAAAAGGGCAAAAAAGTACGCGTACAAAAATGGAAAAAGTACGCATACAAAATACTACTTCTTTTGATGAAGTTGAGCAGGTAGTTGAAAACGATAATCTAACGGACGAACAAAGGTTATTTTGCATTTACTATGTTCGTTGTTTTAATGCAACCAAGGCATACATGAAAGCCTATGGTGTTAAATATAATGTTGCAGCAGTTTCAGGTTGCAGATTGTTGCAAAAGGAAAAAATAAGAAAATGCATCACGGAATTAAAACAGAACAGATTGAATAGGGAAATGTTGTCGGAAGAAGACATATTCCAAAAATATATGGATATTGCCTTTGCAGACATAACAGACTATGTAAGTTTTGGAAGAGAAGAAACTGCAATAATGGGACCATTTGGACCTATAAAAGTTAAGGATGAAGAGGGCAATGATATTGAATTAAAACAAAATATAAATGTTGTTAGGTTCAAAAATTCAGATGAAGTAGATGGAACTTTAATATCGGACATAAATTTAAAAAACTCATCCGTAAAATTATTGGACCGAATGAAAGCGCTTGATTGGCTAGCAAATCATATGGATATGGCAACTTCTGAACAGAGGGCAAGGATAAAACTTCTCAATGTTCAGGTTGACAGGGCAACAGGTAAGGCTAGTGAGGAAGAAATATCAAGAGTGGATGAATTACTGATGCAGATTAAAAAACAGGCAGGTGACAAAGATGGTTCTAAGTGATAAGCAGATGGAATTTGTAAGGAATGCAAATCACAGATATAACGTAAAGACCGGGGCAACCCGTTCAGGAAAATCTTATATGGATAACTTATATACCATTCCGTCAAGAATAAGGGAAAGAGTTGGCAAGGATGGATTAAATGCAATCATAGGAGTATCAAAGGGAACCATTGAAAGAAATGTTTTGCAACCAATGAGAGAAATATATGGCCCTAACTTGATTGGAGACATAGGTTCAAACAACATTGTTAGTATTTTTGGAGATTATGCCTATTGTCTTGGAGCTGAGAAAGTAAGTCAGGTATCAAAACTTAGAGGTTCATCACTTAAATATGTTTATGGTGATGAAGTTGCAGAGTGGAACAAGGAAGTCTTTGAATTATTAAAGTCACGTCTTGATAAGCCATACAGTTGTTTTGATGGAGCGTGTAACCCGGACAATCCAAGTCATTGGTTTAAGAGATTCCTTGATTCTGATGCAGACATATATTGCCAGCAATACACAATATTTGATAATCCTTTTTTGCCAAAGGAATTTGTTGAAAACCTATGCAATGAGTATAGGGGTACTGTTTATTATGACAGATACATAAGAGGTCTATGGGTGGCAGCAGAAGGAGCAGTATACAAATTGTTTAATGATGCACAGACACAGAATCCTAATCCGTTTAAGGTTTATGAAAAACCATTAAACATAATGGAAATTAACATAGGTGTGGACTTTGGTGGTAGTGGTTCAGGACACGCATTTTGTGCCACAGGATATACAAGAGGATATATGGATATTGTTCCATTGGCATCAGAATGGATTGATTGCTCGCAGAATGACATAGATCCTGAAAAGCTTGGAAAGTTGTTTGTTGACTTTTGTTTAAAGGTCTTGAATTTGTATGGACACATAACACACGTGTACTGCGATAGTGCAGAGCAGACACTAATAGCCGGATTAAGAAGTACTTCAAGAAAGAATGGATTAGGCTGGCTAAGAATAGAAAACGCAATGAAGATACCAATTAATGACAGAATAAGATTCGTTCAAAGAATGATGGGACAGGGCAGATTCAAGTACATAGGACAGCATTGCAAGTCATTGGAGAATGCACTATGTGGAGCATTGTGGAATCCAAAGAACTTAACATCTGATGAAAGATTGGATGATGGCACAAGTGACATTGATTCGCTTGATGCATTCGAATATACATTTGAAAGGGATATAAGCAGATTTATTAAGTATGAGTAGAGGTGTAAGGTATGAGATATTCAAACATGGTTACCCAAATAGGGAAAGTATTAAATAAACATTCTGATAATCCTGTAGATTTGTCATATCTTACAGTAATGTCAGGACACATAGAATTATGGAATGCAATGTACAAAGGCAAGGCACCCTGGATAAAGGGAGAAACAGAAAGCTGCAATCTTCCTGCAAGCATATCACAGGAGATTGCAAGACTTGTAACCCTTGAACTTAAGAGTGAATGTACCGGAAGTGAAAGAGCAGAATACATAGAGCCATATTATAAAAAGGTTCTGGAAAGTCTTAGAAGGTATGTTGAATATGGATGTGCAAAAGGCAGTCTTGTATTTAAGCCATACATAACAAGTAATGGTATTGCAGTCCAATACATACAGGCAGATTGTTTCTTCCCGGTGTCATTTGATGATTCAGGAAATGTAACTGATTGCATTTTTACAGAACAGTTTAGAAAAAACAAAAAAATATATACAAGATTAGAAAGAAACACCATAGAGAATGATGAATTGACCATAACTAACCTGGTTTTTGTTAGCACTAACCCAGAAGTATTGGGGACTGAGGTTCCAATAAGTTATGTTGATAAGTGGAACATGCTTGAAAGTGAACTTAAGTTTAAGAATGTTGACAAATTACCAATAGGATTCTTTAAAGTTCCGCTGGCAAACATAATTGATTCAACATCACCCATAGGTGTTTCTGTTTATTCTAAGGCAGTGGATTCAATCAAGATTGCAGATGAAAGATATTCGCAGATTGATTGGGAGTATGTATCAAAGGAAGCTGCAATACATATTGCTGAAAGCTTGTTAAAACGTAATGAGAATACAGACAAGTTTGAATATCCGGGAGGAAAGGACAGATTATACAGAACTCTTGATTACAGTTCAGGAGCAGTAGACAAGCCATTCATAGACACGTACTCACCTGACATCAGGGACCAGAGTTTATATAACGGATTTAACAATCAGCTTAAGAGAGTTGAGTTTGATTGTAATCTTGCATATGGAACTCTTTCTGATCCAAACAATGTTGATAAGACAGCAGAGGAAATAAAAACCAGTAAGCAACGTTCTTATTCAATGGTGTCTGATACACAGAATGCCTTACAAAATGCGTTAGAGGACCTTATAAAAGCTATGGACTTCTGGACAAGCATTTATGGATTGGCACCGGAAGGAGAGATAAATACTTCATTTGAATGGGATGATAGCATAGTTGTTGATTCAGAAAAGGCACGTCAGACGGATAGAGCAGATGTGGCTATGGGAGCAATGACATTGGTTGAGTACCGAATGAAATGGTATGGAGAAACAGAAGAGATTGCAATGCAGAAACTGGCAGGACAGCCGGATGATACATCAGGAGATGATGAATAGTGTACAAGTCAGATGAATTAGAGTTATTTCCAAAGAACATTGAAGAAATATATGCAGGCTTGGAAAATGACATCATGAATGACATTATCAGAAGAATTGCAGAGACTGGTGAGATTACAAGGACAGCAGATTGGCAATTAAATAGGTTGTACAATATGGGAGCTGACAAGACTGACATAAGAAAACACATTCAGGAAGCCTTGAATTTAAGTGATACAGAAATAGAACAATTATATTCTGATACCTTAAAGGAAGGATATTTAAGAGATGAATCTTTATATCAGGCAGTAGGTCAGGAGTTCATACCATTTGAGGAAAACATGGCATTGCAGCAATTAATAGAAGCAACAAAGCAACAAACAGCAAAGCAGTTGAAAAACATCACTAGGACAATGGGATTTGCTGTCAAACAACCAAATGGCAGAAAAACATTCAAGACAGTTGATGATTATTTTAAGGATACAATGGACAATGCATTTATGCACGTGCTTAACGGAACGTTTGACTATAACAGCATTATCAGAAAAGTTACTGATGAAATGACAAGGAGTGGAGTAAGAAGCATTAATTATGATTCAGGAATATCCACAAGAATAGATGTTGCTGCAAGAAGAGCAATACTTACAGGTGTCAATCAGGTAACAAGTAAAATAAATTCTGACAACATGCAGAAACTTGATACTGAGTTCGTTGAAACAAGCTGGCATTCAACTGCAAGACCTACACATCAGGTATGGCAGGGAAGAGTATTCTATTGGGACAGAGCAAACCCAAATGCAGAGAAAATAGAAGCAGGAGTACTTTATAAGTCATTCATAAGAGAAACAGGTTATGGTGAAGTTGATGGCTTGTGTGGAGCAAACTGCCGACACACATTTTATCCGTTCATTCCCGGCATTTCTGTTAGAACATATACAGATGAACAGCTTGAAGAATTAAACAGGCAGGAAAACGAAAAAAAAGAGTACAATGGCAAGGAATACAACAAGTATGAAGCCACCCAATATCAACGCAGACTTGAAACATCAATGAGAAAGTACAGGCAGGATATTAGCTTATTAAAGCAATCAGGTTTAGCAGATGATTCAGACGAGGTAATAGCTGCAAAGTGTAAATATCAGACATTATCAAAGAAATATAGTGATTTCAGCGAAAAAATGGGATTACGTGAACACAGAGACAGAGTTAATGTTGATGGGTTAAAGGATATTGGAAACACCAAAATAAGTAAAGAAAATATGATCGAACAATCATACAAACCTGTTAATTTAGATAAAAGCAACGTATCAGAGATAAACAGGGGACGTATTAATATATCAACTTATAAAGTGCTAACAGCAGAAAATAACATATATGTTTCTAATAATATCAGACTTAAACCAAAGGAACTGCATACCATTGATTTAAGCATATCTGAATCATTGAAAAAGTTAAAAATAAGTGACGTTGATAATTTACCAAGAGTTGTAATAATAAACAGTTCAGAAATGCAAACAGGAGCTTTGGCATCATATAATGCAGTAAAAAATGTACTTTATATTGATAGGACAATAGGAAGCAGATTAAAGTTATTGGAATTGCAAAAAGATGCAGCATGTCCTAAAAATGTATTAAGTACGTATGTACATGAGTATATACACTGGATGGATGCACAATCATATAGGATTGGATATGGAGAAATAATCGACAGTAGTGAATATCTATATTGGATTAGACATAAATCAAAGAAAAAGATTGATAAACTTATTAACAAGGGGTACAATATTAACAGAATTAGTGGTTATGCTTCAGATAACTTTGAGGAAGGAAAGTATGATGAAACATATACAGAATACAGAGTAAAGAAATTACTAGGAGAGTGATTTAAATGAGATTACCAAAAACACCAGAAATGGAAAAGATATGGAATGAAATAGAACCATACTTAAGTTTTTCTAATGAGAAAGGATATGAAGTAATTGACGGAGCACCAGATGATGTATTTGAGAAATTAGAAAAATATAGACATTTAAGAAAAGAACAATGGGATTTTGCAGAAAGTTTAAATTCCTAAGTACCATCTGGTCATAGGACTAGGTGGTATTTTTATGTTCCAAAGGAGGTATTATGGATAATTTCAAAGCGGTGTACAAGATTCTTTCAACCTTGGAAAAAGCAATGGATTTACCTGAATTTGACATATCAATAATCGATTATAGAGCACTTGGTGTATCAAAGGAACGTTGGTCGCGTTACATAGAAATGATGGCTGATGTTGGTTATATCAAAGGTGTAAGAGTTAGTACAAACATTACAGGAGAAACCATTGTGGAATGTAATAATATGCGAATCACATTAAAGGGATTGGAATACTTACAGGAAAATTCCATAATGAGAAAAATCTATAATGCAGCCAAAGGCATTAAGGAGATAACACCGGGGTTATAAATTTAATAGTAGATAATTAAGGAACTTAGAGATAGGTTCTTTTTTTATACCCTAAAATAGTAAAGGAGGTACATTATGGCAACATCTGTGCAGATAACATTGCTCATATGCATAACAATCATAATACTTGCCAAGTCAGGTAAGCAGAAATAAAAAATAGTTAATCAGGCAGTCTTAGGACTGTCTTTTTTATATGGTCCTGAATAAGACGTAAAAGTGTTCAAAATATCATAAAAGTAAGTGAAGCAACCACGTATAAAAGCGTAACGGAAAGGATGTTTAAATATGAAAAGAAAGTTCTTAGAAGACTTAGGACTGGAAAAAGATGTAATCGAAAAGATTATGAATGAAAACGGAGCCGATATTGAAAAGGCTAAGGGAGAAGTTGAAACATTAAGAAATCAGTTAAATGAAACACAGGATAAACTTAAGAGTTTTGAAGGTGTGGATGTTGCAAAGTTAAGAGGTGAAATTACAAATCTTACAAACGAACTTGCAACCAACAAGGCTGAATATGAAGCGAGTATTGCAGACAGAGATTTTAATGATTTGGTTAAGGGTATTGCTAGCGAATACAAGGCCAGAGACATTAAGGCAATCATGCCGTTTCTTGATGTGGAAGCTCTTAAGTCCAGCAAGAATCAGGACAAGGACATAAGAACAGCTCTTGATGGAATGGTTAAGGAACAGGGATATTTGTTTGAACCAAACAAGAAAGTTCCATACGTTGTTGGACCAACACCTGGACCAATGCCATTAGGTGGTGGTTCTGATGATAAAAAGACAAGAGCAAATGAAGCAATAAGAAGCTTATTTGGAAAAGAATAAACAGAGAAAAGGAGATTAAAAATGACAGAGATTATTAACAGAGAGAATGCGGAAGCGATTATCCGTGAGCAGGTAGTGGAAGCCATTACACAGGATGTACCAAAATCATCAACATTTATGGCTATGGCAAAGAAGTTGCCTAACATGACATCAAAACAGACAAGAATCAGAGTGTTAGACTTTTTACCTACAGCATACTGGGTAAATGGTGACACAGGAATGAAGCAGACATCAAAACAGGCTTGGGATAATGTATGGTTAACAGCAGCAGAGCTTGCAGTTATCGTACCAATTCCTGAAGCGGTTCTTGATGATGCAGAGTTTGACATTATGGGAGAAGTTACACCAAGAGTAATTGAAGCAATCGGTCAGAGAGTTGACAGTGCAATCATTTTTGGTGAGAACAGACCGGCAGAGTGGCAGAATGACATCATTACATTGGCAAGACAGTCAGGAAACAATGTTGCAGTTGGTTCAACACCAAACTATTATGACAAGATTCTTGGCGAAGATGGAGTGTTTGCTAAGGTTGAAGATGATGGATATGCAGTAAGTGGAGTTATTGCAGCAACTAACATGAAGGCTAAGTTAAGAAGCATTAAGGACACTACAGGCAATCCAATTTTTGTTAAGTCAATGCAGGATGCAACATCATATGCACTTGATGGAACACCTATGCAGTTCCCTGTTAATGGAGCATTCAATAATTCAATTGCACAGTTAGTAGCAGGAGATTTCTCACAGGCAGTATATTCAATCAGACAGGATGTTACTACAAAGATTTTAACAGAAGGTGTAATTCAGGATCCATCAACAAAGGAAATTGTGTACAACCTTGCACAGCAGGACATGATTGCTCTTAGAGTTGTGTTCAGAATTGGTTGGGCACTTCCAAATCCTGCAACAAGAGTTGATGAGGATAGAGTTGGATGTCCTTTTGCATATCTTGAACCTGCAACACCTGTAACAACACATAAGGTTACATTTACTGTAAAGGATGATACAGAATCAAGCCCTGTTGAAATTAAGGGAGCAAGAGTAGATGTTAATGGCTCAAAGCTTAAGACAGATGCAAATGGTAGTGTCGAATTTAATCTTAGACCGGGTACATATCCATATGCAGTAACAGCAACAGGTAAGATTAAGGTATCAGGCACAATTACCGTTAACAGTGCTGATATTACAGAAGCAGTTACAATGATTGCTTCTAAGTAATATGTATAGGAGATATACATCTTTTTCATATTATGCTAATGAATATTGTTGTGGAAAGCCGGTGGTTGAATCTGCCGACTTCCACAAACTTTTGATAAAGGCTCAGGGAATCATGGACATGTATACATTCAACAGATTAAAAGAAAATGCAGAGATAGTAGATGAAGTTCAGAATTGTTGCTGCGAATTGGTTGAATGCATTAATACATATGAGAATGGAATAAGCGAAAAGCCAAGTGGTGTTTCAAGTGAAAAAATAAAGAACTATTCTGTAACCTATGAATCCACAGAGAACATGAAGCAAAGGTTTGATAATGAAGTGGCCAACATTGTACATAAATGGCTTGGAAGAACAGGACTTTTGTACAGGGGGTGTTAAAGTGATTACAAACAATGTCATTACTCATTATGAAAAGGAAAAAGGGTTTAAAAGCAATTTTTATAATGTTTATTTGGAGCAACAGTCTAATTCCAGTGACAGTAAGGATGGAGAAAAAAAGTCCCATTCTCTGTTTATTGCAGTTCCAACAAAAAAGGAATTGCCATTTAAAACAGGTGATTTGATAGTGATAGGCAAGTGTTCTGTAAGGTTTGATGAAACATCAGAAAGGGCAAGTTCTGAAAGTTACAGAAAATTAAGAACAGAGCATAAGGTTTATACAATATCTTCAATAGAACCCTGCTTAATAGGAAACAGAAGAATGTGGCATTATGAGTTGGGATGTGATTAGAAATGACAGATGTAATCAGATTTGATGATTCGGATTTTCAAAGAGCAATCAATGAGAAAAAGAAATTGTTGGAAGAAGGAAGTCCGGTTCAACGGTTTGTTGACAGTGAGGTGTTGAGATTAATGGTTCCGTACACTCCAATGGATACAGGAGCAATGATACAGTCTGCAACAGCCGGAACAGTGATAGGCAGTGGAAAGATACAGTACAATTCACCTTATGCAAGATATTTGTATTATGGTGAAATATATGGGCCTAACGTTCCAATAAAGGAAAATGGAATCATAATCGGTTATTGGTCACCACCACATAAAACACCAACAGGCAGACCACTTACTTACTCAACGGAAAGACATCCACAGGCTGGAAAGCTATGGTTTGAAAGAATGAAAGCAGACCATAAAGAGGACATATTAAAAGGTGCAATGGCAATAGCTATGGGAAGGAATAATAATACATGAACATTATAGAACTTGTTAAAAAGATATTAACAGATTATCCAAAGATTGAAGAGTTTACTAACAAAATCCACGTTGATTTTACAAAGAATGATGATGTTAACTTTGGACTTTCTTCAACAGGAGACACAAAGGTAAAGGAAGACATTCTGGGAAATCAGACAAGAAGACACAGTTTTGTTTTGTATGCAATCAATCAGGCATTTAATGATTATGACAGACTTTCAAACAGCACTTTTTTGTTGGAATTATCCTATTGGTTGGAATCATTGGATGAAAACTCTTATGACTTGGATGTGGTTGTTGATAATGTTAAGAGAAAAGGAAAATTGAAATCAGTGGAATGTGCAAATGCAATGTTGTTTCAGATTCCCACTGGTGACATAAATGATGGATGCATGTATCAGTTACAGATATATGCAACTTACACAGTTGAAAGAGAGGAAATGTAAATGAAATTAAAAAGAAGTTATTTAGCGCATTACATTGATGCAAGTTTCGGTGGTACAGGTGCACCAAAATGGTTTTTGATTGGTAAAGACATTGAGGACATGTCGGTTGAATTAAATCCTGATACTGAAACAGTAAAAAACATTCTTGATGAAACATCAGTAAATGACAATGGATATGAGCCAAGCATGAGTGCAGATCCATATTATGCAAATCCTGATGATGCAATTTATGACAATCTTAGAAACATTGCTATGAATCGTCTTACAGGTGATGCTTGCAAGACTAAGATTCTTGAAGTGCTGATTGAAGGTGATTCAGAAGCAACACACAAAGCTTGGATTGAGGATTGTGTAGTTAAGCCACAGAGTTATGGTGGCTCTCAGGGTGGAATTAACATTCCTTTTGATGTTACATTCAATGGTAACAGAAAAGAGGGAACAGTTAAGATTGCAAGTGGAACACCAACATTCACAGAAGCAGCTTCACAGAGCACACAGTCAGATAAGGCAGTTAAATAATTTTATTTGGGGCATATTAAAGTGCCCCTTTATTTAATTAAAAGCAGAGAGAGGAGAACAAACATAAATGCAGAGTATTAGTTTTGATGAAGGATATAAGGAATTTGCAATAAATAATGATGAAAACAGGGTAATAAGATTTAACCCAAAGGATTTTGGCATTCTTACAAGAATGGAAGACACATTGTCAGATTTTGAAGCATTGGAGAAAAAGCTTAAGGACGGTAATGAAGAGGAGTTTACCAACAACTTAAGAGAAGCAGAAAAGGTAGTACACGAAAAGATTGATTCAATATTTAATGCAAATGTGCATGACATAATATTTAATCATCAGTCTCCAATCTCATTGGTTGGTGGAGAATTTTTATTTATGCGTGTAATTGAAGCTCTTGTACCTATTGTTGAAAAAGAAGTTAAGTATGAAATGCAGAAGTCAGAAAAAAGAATGAGCAAGTATACGGAGAAGTATAAGAAATGATAGGTGAATTACCTAAAACAATAAAGGTTGGCGAAAAGGAAGAACCGATAAGAACAGACTTCAGGGACATTTTAAATGTTTTTGCTGCATTTAATGACCAGAATTTGTCAGTTGAGGAAAAGGCAATTGTATGTTTAAGGATAATCTATAAGAACATTGATGAAATGGACAGTTCGTTGTATATGGAAGCTTATGAAAAGGCAATGAACTTTATGGAAATGAATGATTCAAAAAAAGATTCTGATTACAATGAACCCAAACTGATGGACTGGGAGCAAGATGAACAGCTTATATTTTCAGCAGTAAACAAAGTTGCAGGAACAGAAGTAAGGTCTTTTGAATACATGCATTGGTGGACTTTCTTAGGTTACTACATGGGAATAGGTGAAGGTCTTTTTGCTGATGTTGTAAACATAAGGCAAAAGAAGTTAAAGCATAAGAAACTTGAAAAGCATGAAGCTGAATTTTATAGAAAAAACAGGGAAATGGTGGACCTAAAGACAAGGTACACAAAGGAAGAACTAAAGGAAAAAGAAGAGTTAAAAAGGCTACTTGGAATATAGTGGTCTTTTTTTGTGGGTGAAGATATGGCAGATGGATATTTAAATTTTGATACGAAAATAGATGATACAGATTTTAAAGAAGGCTTAGAGAATATGAGTTCATCTGTTAGTGGATTAAAAGGTTCAATCAAATCATTGGGTGGAATCATTAAGGATGCCTTAAAGGTGGACACTTCTGAAACTTCCAGCAAGATGATGTCATTGGAAGAGCAACTGCGAAAAGCAGAAGTGGAATTGGAGAATGCCACAAGGAAGAAAGAAGAGTTTGCCAATACAGAGATAAAAACAGAAGAATATGTTGCAGCAGAGAAAGAAGTAGACACCTTAACAAAGAAATTTCTTAAGCTGTTAGATGCAAGAGAAAAATTTGAGGAGACAGGTGGAAACAAAAATAGCCAGACATACAAGAAAATGCAGTATGACATTGATACAGTTGATAAAAAACTGGAAGCTGCTGAATCAGAGGTATCAAGACTTAATGAGGAAGGCAAGAAGTTTAAATTAGGCAGTGATACAGAAAAGTTTAGTAAGTTTTCTCAGAATGTCGATAATGCACAGGGAAAAGTTAATGTTTTGAAACAGCGTATTGGTGAACTGGCAGAAAAAGAAGAAAATGCAGGAAAGTCAGGCACATCAATGTCTGAAAAGGTAAACTCATCTGTTAAGGGATTAGGTTCTAAGCTACTGGGAGTCATTAAGAATTTTGGAAAGTTTGGAAAGGACGCAGGAAATGTTGGCAATTCATTAACAAAAAAATTAAATATGGTTCCTAATCTTATTGGAAATGTAGGAGGAAAAATTGACGGACTGGGAAAGAAACTTGGTGGAATGATCAAAAGAGTGTTTGTATTTTCAATGATGACCAAGGCACTAAGAGCATTAAGAACTGCATTTCAGGATGTAATATCAGCAGATGGTGAAATGTCAAATTTAATTGCTCAAATTAAGGGAAATCTGTTAACAGCATTTGCGCCTTTATACAACTTTGTATTGCCGGCAATTAAAAGTGTGTTGTCTGCATTTGTTACATTTTCAAATTATCTTGCCAATGTAATGTCTTCAATATTTGGAAAGACAATAGCACAGAGTACAGCAATGGCAAAAAGTCTTTATAAGAACACACAGGCTACAGATAAGAATACAAAGGCAAGTAAAAAGAATGCAAAGGCAAAGCAACAGCAGTTGGCATCATATGATGAATTAAATGTAATGCAGGATACTGATTCAGGTTCTGACAGTGGAAGCAGTGGATCAGGTTCAACATCTGCTCCGATATTTAATGCAAAGGCTATGGATGTACCAATTGTTGACCAAATCAAGAAACTGATAAAATCAGGAGATTGGGAAGGCATAGGAAAGCTTGTAGCAAACAAGTTAAATAATGCATTAAAAAAGATACAGTGGAAGAGCATACAGAAAACAGCCTCTGACATAGCTTCAAAACTGGCAAGGACCTTAAATGGTTTCTTTTCTGTAATGGATTTGGCAAAAACACTGGGAAATACAGTTGCACAGGCATTAAATACAGGACTTAGGTTTGCATATACGTTTTTAACAACATTTGATTTTAAACAGTTTGGCACATTCATAGGTGAATCAATTAACTCATTTGTTCAAAACTTTAAGTGGGGATTACTGGGAAAGACTTTAGGAAATGCAGTACAGGGAGCAATAGACACCGCTTATGGATTTGTTACCACATATGCGTGGGGCAGTTTTGCAGAAGGAATAGCCAAAACAGTTAATAAGTTTTTTAAAGCCATTAATTGGACAGAATTAGGACAAACAATTGGAATAGCTGTAGTCGGCGCATTAACGGAAATAAGCACATTCTTACAAAAAGTGAAATGGGACAAGATAGGAAAGGATATAGGTACATTTCTGGGAAACATTAATTGGGAAAGCATCATAGCCGGAGTGTTTACAATCATAGGCAATGCAATTACTGTAAGTTTTGGTTTATTAAAGGGAACATTGACTGGATTATTAAACAACGGAATAACTCCTGTTAAGGCGGCATTTATTGCCCTTGGAACAGCAATGGCAGGAATGAAAATAGCACAGTTTATTAGCAATATGTCAGGAGCTTTAGGAGTTTTAAGGGATATAACGGCAGTTCTGATAAAAAGCACAGCAGCTTGGGTAAAGAATAATGCTCAAGTGGTAATTGCTACAATAAAGACAGGATTGCAGACAGCAGCAACAAAACTTTTAAGTGTTGCACAAAAAGCTCTCAATTTTGTAATGAACTTAAATCCAATGGCAAAGGTAATTATTGTAATAACAGCGTTGGTCGCAGCCTTTGCAGTGTTGTGGAATAAGTCGTCAGCATTTAGAAATTTCTGGATAAAAGCATGGAATGACATAAAGTCAGCCGTGGCAGCAGTTTGGAAAGCAATAAGTCCTATATTAAATAATATTTGGAATGGAATAAAGGCAGTATGGGACAAGATGAAGCCATTTGTTACCTTTATTGTAAATACATTTGCAGGTGCATTTAAATCAGCATTCAATACCATAAAAGGTGTGGTAAACAGTATAACAACAGTTCTTTCAGGAATAATTACTTTCCTGGGTGGAGTATTTTCAGGAGATTGGAAGAAAGCTTGGGAAGGAATTAAACAGATTCTTAAGGGAATATGGAACGGAATAAAAAGTATTGTGAAAGATCCGATAAATGCAATATTAGGATTTATAAATTATATGATTAAAAAAATTGTAGAAGGTCTTAATTTTGCAATTGAAAAACTTAATAGCATTAAAATAGAACCGCCTAAATGGTTTCAAAAATTAACAGGAATAAAAAAGTTCGGGTTAAATATCAAAAAGCTTCCAGTAACGAATGAATACGTTCATTATTTAGCAAATGGAGCAGTCATTCCACCAAACAATGAATTTATGGCAGTGTTGGGTGATCAGAAAAAAGGTGTTAACATTGAATCTCCATTATCAACAATCGTGGACGCATTTAGACAGGTGCAGGGTGAAAACACAACAGGTATTTCTGATAAAGACTTACTTAATGCAATTTCAAACATGCAGGTTAATGTCATTGTGCAGCAGGATTCAAGAGGAGTATTCAACATGGTTAAGCAGGAAGTGGTTCAGGAGCAGAGAAGAACAGGTAAACCTGTATGGACCTGATGAAAGGAGTAGTATGGCAGATTTTAAGGGATATTTAATTAAGTTAAATGACGTGGAATTTCCACCTGAATACATAGCACTGGAAAGCTACAAATCAACAGACAACCAAAGAACTGAATTAAAGGCATACAGAAATTCAAACAATTATCTGATTCGTCAGACTTCTCCGAACTTTAAAACAAAAGTTGAATTTACCACAATTGATGGATTGCATTTAAAGGATTTGAGAAAAATCAAACAGATAATAGACAAGGCTCTGATAAACAATGCAGAAAGAAAAGTAAGTGTTGAATATTGGAATAATGAAGAGTTGAAATACCAAAAAATGAAAGCATATATTCCTGACATAGACTATGAGATAAAGAAAATAGTCAAAGGAAGCAAGCCTGACATTGAATACAAATCAATAAGATATGCATTCATAGAGTACTAGAAAGGAGCATCAATGTTAAACGTAAATGAAGATACTATAAGAGCATATACAGAGCAGAATGTTCCAAAGAAGTTAACAATCACATTTCCGAATAATTCAAACTTAACTCCAATCACAAATGCAAACATTCAGGAAGAAAGCATGAGTTTGACAGGCAGTCTTTGTAGTGATTCAAATTTGATGCTACAGGGCTGCATTTCAACTCAGTTTAATCTTACAACATTTGACTATGATACAGACATTACAGGGCAGGACATCATAGCCACTTTGTCAGTAAAGGATGATTCTTACAAGGGCGAATGGGTTAAGGGAACAAATTACAAGTCAGGGGATATAGTAAAGTTTGACCAGGAATATTATATGTATTCAGATGATGTTTCTGATGAAAAAACAGAAAATATCAAACGAACAAAAGTAAGCAGTTCTTACATTGTATACAATGAAACTGATAAGAAATACAACATTTTTGGAAGAGAACCGGATAATTTTATCGGGATAAGAATTCTTACATCAGAAAAGGTTCTTGATGGTGTGAGCATGACCATTAGATGTTGGTACACTGGAGGTCCGTATTATTATGTGGTACGGGATTTTAACAATACAACAGATATTATTATGCCACAGTATTATCCTGTTGGAAGTAACTATCCGTTAAAGGGGTGGTTTGCAGAAATAAGCTATTCAGGAACAGACACAGATGCATTCAAGGAATTTGTAAGCAACCTGAAAATATATGAATTGACGAATGCTTGCAAAAATGAATTATATCCTGATGAATTGGAAGAATGTCAAAGAGTATATGGTTATGTTGATACATCCAATACAGAAGACATTATCATATTCAGGGGAAAGGTTGAAAGCTTTACAAGACAGGCTTCAGATCCAAGATATAGTGAATTGATAGCCTATGATAAATTACACGATTATCAGGAAAAATCAATTAAGGATTGGATGAATAAGGTGGATGAGTATGGAATGGGAATGGTAGATCCATATTCTTATCAGGGTTCATACAAGTTAAAAACGACATATAAAAAAGGCCAGACTGTGTATGGTACATATACTGATTCAAATAATGTGGAAACTAAAGGATATTATCATTTTAAACAGGACTATATAGATAGTTTTTATCAAGCCTGTAATATTGTGAAAGTGGCTTCAGGAGATTTAACAATACCACCAACTGGTGTAGCTCCAACGATAAATGGACCTGAATATGTTGAAAAACTTGAAAAATATTTTCCGAATGATTTACAAGTTTTTCATTTAAGAAATGATTTGTTTTCTGAAATTGGAATAAATCAGAAAGATTTCTATAACATTAGTTTGCCAATGGATGAAGTTGAGTTAAAAATAGGTCCATTCAATGAAGATTATTCTGCACTTCAATTATTGCAATGGATTTGCAATATGAATGGTGTTTGCGGGGTTATCGACCAAACAACAGGTGAGTTTGATTATAAGTTTGTAAATTCAGAAAAAAGAACGACAACAGCCGATTCCAATTATAAGGGTGAGTTTAATTCAGCTACAGAGTATAGCGTTGGTAATGTGGTTAAGTTCACTAATTCTTATGGCGAAGAAAGTTATTATGAAAAAATAGTGGATAAGAGTACATATCCAAGTGAACTTTTAACAGCAGATGTTAGCTTTAACAATCCACAGGAAGATGTATTGTTTCAAACTCCGGATGTGATGGGAAATTGTTATTACATTGAGTTCTCTTTTGATGATAAGTTGGCAGAAGAACTTGGAGTTGAGATTACAGTAAATAAATATTCTGGGCGAAATTTAAAAACTATATCATTAAGACGAAGCGGAAGAGTAATGCTGCACGATTTGGATGAAACAGGTAAATCTTATTACACAATTCAGGTTTCAAATGTTAATGGTGAATTTTTAAAAACATTTAAAGCAGTAAAATATTTATCAACAGGTGAGTTTGATTCAACGTGGACTCCTGAAAGTGAGTTTTTTGCAGATTGTTGGAAAAAGAAAAATAAACTTTATCATCCGTCAGGAATGATTAACATCACAGAGTTGTACGAGCAGGACAGCATAGAATTACAGGACAGCTTGTATTCAAACAATGGCTGGAAGGTTATGGATATGAATGGCACACTTTTAAATGGAGAGAATAAAAAGAATAATCTTGCCATTACATACTCACCACTTTACAGTTCACATAAATCAAGTTATCAGTTGTTATTAGATGTGGCAAACAATGTTGGAAAAGGATGGATTGAGCCAAAGATTCCTTTTACCATTAAGTTTGCACCATTCAAGGCTAAATCACTGGGGCTTCCATTCTTGGAGCTTGGCGATTACGTAACTTTTGATGTTGATAAGTGGTCCTCTGATGCAGATGGCAATCCTGTAATAACGAGGCAGAACGTGCAGTCAATCATATTTAACAAGACAATGTCAGGAATAAATGCACTGTCAGATGAATATGAAGCAAAGAACGATTAGGAGATTGGAGCAAATGATAATAATAGATGCAGGAGTTGAGCGAGAAGCTACAGCAGAAGAGGAAGCGTACATTAAAAAAATGCATTTCTATGACGAAATGATGGAAAAAAAGATGGAGTTAAGTTCATTGGAAAAACAACTTTCAGATGGAGATTACAAGATCATAAAATCTTATGAGTGTAGTCTTATGAACATTGAAATCCCATATGACATGGAACAGCTCCATTCAGAAAGACAGAACATACGTGATAGAATTAACAGTCTAAGAGAGGAGATTGTTGATTTTGAAATAAAATTTAAAGAAATGGAAAGGAAGGAAGCGAATGATAGCAATTAAAGAAAAAAATGTGATTACCATTGAGTTTGAAGGTCACGATACTTTGGAATCACCAATGCTTTATCAGTATGACAAGGGACAAAAAATAAAATTCCTTGATGTTCCGGATGGTGCGGAAGTACAATTTTCCAATTGGGCAACAGAAATGACAAAAAACAAAATTGTTGTAAATGGTCAGGTAGAAATACCTGATTTTTTTGTGCAACAGGGAAATGAAATTGTCTTGTATATTCAATACATAGACAGTAATTCGGAAACAACAATGAAAAAGCTTATTATTCCGGTGGAACCAAGAGCAAGACCTGGAGAAGTAGTTTCCACTGATGATGAGCCAAGTTTCAGACAACAAATTGAAAACATTATGGAGGAAACAAAAGAAATAGCAAAGTCAGTGAGAGAAGATGCTGAAAATGGAAAATTCAATGGAAGTAACTATGTTTTGACAGAACAGGACAAAGAAGACATAGCGAAGAAGATTGAAGGAAGTGGTTCAGTTTATATAACAGAGATATAGGAGAGTGTTAGATTATGAATGAAAACAAACACTTGTTATCTATTATTGGAACTGAATTAAACAAGTTACAGGATATTGCAATAAAAAACGGACAACTTATTTTCTTAAAAGATAAGGGGCGGATTGTGTTCGACTTAAATGACAGGAGAACGTTTTATGATAGTATAAGCATTCTTGAAACAGAAGAGGAAAGGAAATCCTTACAGGCTGTATCAGAATGCTTTTACTATGTAAAAAAAACAGGGTATCTTTGGTTTTATGATAATGAGTGGGTGCAGTTAACAGGAAAAGAGCAATGTCAGATAGTAAAGAAGTATGTTCTTCCAAGTGAAGGAACAGACGATTCATTGTACATAAACATGTCTGAAAAAAACATTTTCGTATGGGATGAAGAAAACAGGCAGTATGTACTGGTAGGTGAAGCTATAAATTCAGTTTCAAATGAAGATATAAATAAAATGTTTAAGTAGAAGAGGAGAAAAGAAATGGCAACAGAAAAGAAATATTTAGATCTTGAAGGATTAAAAACTTACAATGAACAGGTAAAAAGTTTAATTGACACAAAAGAAACATCAGGAACAGCGGCAACAAAAGTTAAAGAATTAGCAGATGGTCAGGTTAAGGCAAATACGAATGCAATAGCAACATTAAATGGTACAGGAGCAGGTTCTGTATCAAAAGCTGTTAGTGATGCAAAGGCAGATACGGAAAATAAAATAGGAACACTGGCTAATTTAACAACATCTAAGAAAACAGACCTTGTAAGTGCAGTAAACGAAATTAAATCTGCTGTAGGTGATACAAAAACAGCAGGGGAAGTTACTGTTGATACTACAACAACAGCCGGAATGTTTAAGTCTTATACTTTAAAACAGAATGGAAAGAATATTGCAACAATTGACATTCCAAAGGATATGGTTGTATCCAGTGGTGAGGTTAAAACTTACACTGCACAGACACTTCCAACAGGAACAGGTGCACCAACAAGTGCAGGTACATATTTAGTATTAACATTAGCTAATGCTACAAATGACAAGGTATATATTAACGTAGGTACTCTTGTTGATATTTATAAGGCAAAAGCAAATGCTACTAAGATTCAGATTTCAATTGATTCAACCACAAGAGAAATTAGTGCTTCTGTTGTAGCTGGTTCTATTGGAGCTACTGAGTTAGCAACTAATGCGGTAACAACAGTTAAAATTGCTGATGGTAATGTTTCTAAGGCAAAATTAGCAAAAGATGTTCAGACTTCTTTAGGAAAGGCTGATACTGCAGTTCAGTCAGTAAAAACAGGTACAGCAAATGGAACAGTTTCCGTTGACGGAACAGATGTAGCTGTAAAAGGTCTTGGAAGCGCAGCTTACACAGCAAGCACAAATTATGAAAAAGCAGGTGCAGTAACAGCATTAGCAAATGGCCAGGTAGCAACAAACAAGAATGATATTGCATCATTAAAAACAAAAGTGGCAACTTTGGAAGGAACTACTTATACAGCAATCTCAGACAAAGAGATAAATGCATTATTTGGCATTACAGAATAATTAAAAAAAGAGGTGCGTTATAATGGCAAAAATACAAAATACGTATCTAAATAAAGAGGGGTTAGGCAGTTTTCTGTCTAACCTCAAAAAAATTTTTTTGGGTACAAAAACCATAACATCAGCAGTGGATTGGAATACATTAACAGAAAATGGAGTGTATCACATAAAGACAACAGCAGGAACAAACAGACCTGTTACTAACTGGGGAATGCTTTATGTTGAAGGGGAAACATCAACTAAGTTTCAGATATTTATTCCTGATGTAAAGAACAATGTGATTTATAAGCGTTATGAAAATGCCGGCTGGAAGGATTGGCAGGAGTTAACCCTTATTGAAACATCCGGAGAAGTGTATGATACAGGCTGGAAATCAGTTGAATGTGGATATGGCATATCAGCATGGTCCACTACTGATGCACCTAAAATCAGAAGAGTAGGGAAAACTGTAGAATTGGTGGGAATTATAACAAATTCAACAAGTTTTGCAGATCATGATAGTTTATTTAGAAACATTCCTGAGGATATGAGACCTTCTCGCAATGTATGGTCTATTCAACAGGGAGATATAAAAAATAAGACAACTGCCAGATGGATGATGACAATTAATCCAGGGGGCACAGTATCTTTTAATTATTATGGATTTTCTGGACCTTTAACAATTTCAAAAGGAATGTGTATACCGGTTCATGCAATATGGATGGTGGATTGACGAAAGTTACAGTAAATGTTAGAGCAGGACCTTAAAGGTCTTTTTTTTATACCCAAAAACAGAGAAAGTCGAGGAAAAAACATATGACACTTTATCAGATTTTATCATTGTGTGGGATACCTTCATTAATTGGTGCAATTTTTGTTAGTGCAGTTAATTATGTCAAATTAAAAAATTCATCATATAAATTAATTAAGGACGGAGTTATTGCAATTTTGCATAACAAGATATATACGCTGGGCAAACAGTACATAGCTCAGGAGCATATATCAGTTGAGGCTTTGGATGATTTTGAACATTTATACAAGGCATATCACGCACTGGGCGGGAATGGAACAGGAACAGAGATTTATAAGAGAGTAAAGGAA